TGGAGTAGCCTGGCAAGGCTGGGGCGAAAGGAGAGGGTATGAGCAGATCGGTTAAGGCGTCAAGGAACAAGGTCCACACAGTTATGCGGGAGTTTAAGGAGGGCAAGCTGAAGTCTGGGTCTGGACACAGGGTTACATCAAAACGGCAAGCTTTGGCGATAGCTCTTTCAGAAGCTGGTCTAAGCCGTAAGAAAAAGAAGAGATAATCGTCATGATAAAGCAGCTTAAGATTCCAGAAGAGAAGCAGAAGCAGATTGTCAGCTTCTTTGAACAGGAAATTCAGTCTGCACTGCGTTCCAGGACAGAGCTTGAACGCCACTGGATCAAGCAGTATGGGATGTTTGAAGGCAAGCCATCCCAGGAAGTCAAGACTTTCCCGTGGCCTCAAGCCAGCAATGTAGTCATCAATATCTTGTCCATTACTATTAACGCCTTCATTGCCAGACAGATAAACAGCCTATTCCAATACCGGCCATTCTGGACTGTTACTGCCCTTAACAGGAAGTGGACAGACCATGCCATCCCAACCCAGCGCCTTCTGGAGTATGCTCAACGTTTTGAGATGAAGCTGATTAAGAATATCGTCAACTACTTCTACGATATGGCTCTCTACGGGACTGGTATCGCCAAAATCCCCTGGCTCCTGGAGGTTAAGGAGGACAAGAGGTACAACGACTCTGGCGATGTTATCAAAGCCATGATCAACATGGCTGACGGCCCAAGGTTTATTCCTATATCAATCTATGACTTCATTGTCCCCATCCAGTATGCAGCAGACATCCAATCTACGCCCTGGATTGCCCATAGATTCCGCCTTCGCTATCCCCAAATCAAGGAGCGTGAGAGGTTGGGGTTCTATGCAAATTCCGACAAGATAGAGAGGGCATTCAAGGTTAAGGCGGATCAGATTACGATAGAAAAGGAAAGGATTCAGTATCTTGAGCATTCCTATACTGCAGAGGAATACGAGATATATGAGATATGGTGCGATTATGATTTTGACGACGATGGGGTAGAGGAGAAGTGCGTCTTTACAATCAACTTTGATGCAAGTACTATCCTCAGGGCAGTTCTCAATCCATTCAACCATCGTCTGCGTCCATTTATTGCAACGCAGTGCTTCCCAAGGCCATACAGCATCTATGGTCTTGGGTTCGGCCACAAACTAGAGAGACTGCAGGAGGCCATCACGACTCAGGCTAACCAAGCTATAGATAATGCAACCATAGCTAATACTAGATGCATTACCTATACCGCTGGCTCTGGGATCAAGCCTCCGCTGAAGATTTACCCAGGCAAGGCTATCAAGGTTACGAACCCTGGAGATATTGGGTCGTTCCAGCTTGGGGATATTTATCCATCAACCAACCTGATTATCAACTTCCTCCGCGACGTATGCGAGAGGGAGACTGGGATCAGCGACTATTCCCTCGGCAAAGAATCATCCATTGTCAAGAGCGGAGCTACAGCAACATCAACACTAGCTCTGATCCAGGAAGGCTCCAGGCTCTTTGACTTCCTGCTCAAGAACCTCAGGCAAGATATGTCGGATGTCGCTTATCAGGTCTACAGCCTTTATTCCCAGTTTAAGCCGTCAGGTTTGGTCTTCAGCCTTCTGGACAAAGATGGTTCTTTGGTTGAGGAGACGTGGAATGCAACTACGGAAGAGGATATTCGAAGATGCCTGCAGTTCGAGTTAACAGCGTCCAATATCTATACCAACCAGATGCTGGAGAGGGAATCCTGGGTACAGCTCCTGAACATGATCATGGGTTACTACAACCGCATCTTCGAGGCAGCTCAGCTAATCGTCTCTCCCCAGGCACCCAAAGAGCTGAGAGATCTTGTTGGCAAGATGGTTATCTCTGGCACGCTTATTATGGACCGCATCATAGACCGCTGGGGAATCCTGGATAAGGAGAGAGTGATTCTGCAGCCAGAAGATATTGAGGCTTTAATCGGTCAGGCTGAAGCCCAAGCTCCCCAGAGGGCTCAGCAGCAGCAGATGATGGAATTGCTTAGGGAGGCGATAAAACGTGGAGGAAGACAGCAGGGTGCAAGACAGCAGCGGCCTCCTGGAGTACAGGGAACTCCTGCCGTCCCACCGACCTTTGGACCAGCAGGAGTTGGAGGACCTTCGGGACCTCCGCCTGCACCCAGGCTATAGGATTTATCTTTCCCTTCTGCATGAATTGGCAGATGATTGGCGTAGTATAGCCATGTCTGCCAGGGATTGGGAAACCTTTGTCGCCGCCCGTAAGGTCTATGAAGTTATTAATCATTCCATAATCCCGTTAGTATTTGGGGAGTTAGAAGGACTAGAAGTCCTTAAAAACAATCAAAAGGAGGATTAGATATGCCGCCAGTAAAGATCCCAGGGGTAGATCCGCTGGAAGAACAGAAAGCTCAGCAGTCAACTCAGCCAGCTCAGCAAGGGCAGCAGGGACAGCAGGCTCCTGTAGATCAGAAGCCAGCAGAGGTTATCCTGGATGGCGAGGGTATTCCAGAGTCGTTCCGCGGCAAACCTGCCAAGGAAGTTGTTGACAAGCTTCTTGAGACCAATTTAGAGGTGGAGAAGCTGAGGGCAGAGTTGGAGAAGGAGAGAACTAGCAAGCAAGCAAGTCCTGGCGGACCTGTAGATCAGATGTCCGAAGAGGAGCTTAAGGCGAAGATGGAAAGGGAGTTTTTCTCCAACCCCATCGAGTTCCAGAACAAGCTTTTCCAGGAGAGGATGAAGCCGCTTGTCGGTCAGTTTTATCAGACTCAGGAGCAGGTCCAGAAGGAGTTTGCTCGTAAGAGGCTAGAGGACTTTGACAAGTATGAGAAGGATATCGACGGCATTATGAGGAATGTCCCTCCAGAGCTGAAGGCTAATCCTCAGACTTGGGACCTTGCTTATAATATCGTCTTGGGGCAGGAATATAGGAAGCACATTAAGGAAACCAAAGCCAAGTCTGGTATGTTTACCGAGACTGGTTCTGCTCCCAAGCCAGCTTCTACTAAGCCAACCCTTACAGATGAGGAGCGTAGTGTAGCTTCCAAGTTTGGCATGACTGAGGAGGAATGGCTTGAGTGGAAATCAACTAAGGAGATCTGATAGATTCAGGTCTAAATCAATAGCTAGATGCTAATACTGTAAGGAGGCTGCTATGGCAGAAGAAAGACATCGAATCGAGTCTGTTGATCCTACTCCTAAGGAGGCTAAGAATGCTGCTGTAGACCATTCCCATTTTGATATGTTCAATGTCGAGGGAGACCCAGAAAAGGAATACTACTGGGCCAGGAATACCAATCCTACTCAGCCGGGCAGTGTTGAATGGGAGACGATGCATCGGAAGTTTGAGGTATGCAACGATCCCAAGATTAAGGCTATCGGCAAGAGACCAGACGGGACTTATCAGGTTGGGGATGCCATTCTTATGCAGCGTTCTAAGGCCGTTGCGGAGAAGGAACGAAAGGCTATCGAGGATATGGAGAGACGCAGAATGCGGAAAATCGAAGACGAACTCCACGAAGCTGCAAGGCGGGCTGGAGTTAAAATCTACAAATCAGACTAAGACAATTTGATTAGGAGGTTAACAAAGTATGGCTACTATTACTTTAACAAGAGCAGTGCTTGCCAAGACTGAGTCTGGCAACGAGCCTATGGTGATCAACTATCCCGAGGCTGCTAGCCAGACTTTTGTCAAGGGCGAGTTTGTGTACCTGGCAAGCGGGTACGTAACGGAATGTGGTGATAACCCTACGACAATCCTGGGAATGGCTATGGACGATGCCCATAATGACAGCTCTGCTGGAACCCACAAGGTTGGCGTTGCTGTCTTCAGCGACAACACCATCTTGGAGATGAACAAAGTCAACGCTTCGGGAACTGCGCAGGCTACTGCTTACAGCGACATCGGGGCCGTCTTTGGAATTTATCGGGATACCACCAATAACATTGTCAATGCGGTCGCCAGTCCAGCCTATCCAAGGTTGATCTGCATTGGTCTCAGCGGAAGCGACCAGGTCGGTGATACCGGTGGGCGTTTACTGCTTAGGGTTATCGGAACTTACCGCCAGCTGGCTTCTACTTCTGGTGGTTGATGCTATCGCATTACAAGGAGGATTAAACTATGCCTACTACAAGAACAGCAAACCTTTCAGCCCTACTGTATCCAGGGCTGAACAAGGTGTTTTTTAACGAATACAAAGGAATCCTCACCAAGACGGAATACGACAAGATCTTCAACATCGAGACTTCTAATCAGAACTACGAGAAGACTTTTGAGATGACCATGCTGGGTGGAAGCATTCCTGAAGTTGGTGAGGGCGAGCAGATCACCTATATTGATCCCGTGGGTGGAAACACCGTAACGTTCACCCATAAGAAGTGGGGACGGGGGTTTGCAATCACGGAGGAAATGTATGAAGATGATCTGTACAGGACCATTGGACCTAACGCTACCAAGGCGCTTGCTAAGGCATCTTCCAACACTATCGAGGTCCAGGCAGCCAGCGTGCTGAACAACGCTACCAGCACGACCTACTATACTGGATTCGACAGCAAGGCTCTTGCCAGCACAACGCATACGGTGCTATTCACGGGTGGAACCTATGCCAATCGTCCAGCGACCCTTGGTGCTCTTGGTATTACCACTCTTCAGGCAGCGGTTCTCAGGATCGAGAAATGCCCCGACCAGGATGGAGTGATCGCTGGCCTTCGGGCTAAGCTCGTTGTCATTCCTCCCGATCTGCGCTTCCTCGCCCATGAACTCCTGAAGAGCGAGTACAAACCCTTCAGCGCAAACAACGAGGTCAACGCCCTTGCTTCAGAAGGACTCAGCTACTTTGTTAGCCATTACCTTTCCAGCACAACCTTCTGGTGTGTACTGGCTGACAAGCACAACCTAAAGTTCTTCTGGAGACGGAAACCAAGATTTGACCCCAGCGACGACTTCGCTACTGGGAATGCGCTGTTTAAGGTGACACAACGCCATATCCAGGGGTTCGACGACTGGCGCGGTTTCGATCTCGGAAATACCTGATTTTATTGGGTTTTTGATTCTCATTAAGGAGGCATAACATGGCCCAATACACGGCAGAAAGTTCAGGAAACAAGTTT